TCCAAGCAGAACACAATATCCTTATGCATCCGTTCCACATGCTCGGTGTTGCTGGGGTATTCGGTGGATCTCTTTTCGCTGCTATGCACGGAAGTTTGGTTACATCTTCAATCATTAAAGAAACAACTGAACAGGAGTCACAGAATTATGGCTATAAATTTGGTCAGGAAGAAGAGACTTATAACATCGTTGCAGCTCACGGCTATTTCGGTAGACTAATATTTCAATATGCGTCTTTCAATAATTCTCGTTCTTTACATTTCTTTCTTGGTGCTTTCCCGGTTATTGGCATATGGCTAACTTCAATGGGAATCTGCACAATGGCATTCAACTTAAATGGTTTTAACTTTAACCAATCAGTTGTTGATGCTAGTGGAAATGTAATTCCTACATGGGCTGATGTTCTTAACAGACAGTCTTTAGGTATGGAAGTAATGCACGAAAGAAATGCACATAACTTCCCACTTGACTTAGCTTCTACTGAGTCTACAACAGTAGCTTTGACTGCTCCTGCAATAGGATAATGTCACAGCAATCTGAAGGAGGTTGCTTCGGTAAAGCAAGCGTCACCCGTTATGGCTTTTATGAAGAAGAGGAAAAAAAGAAAGAAACTGATAAAGAACTTTCTGACTCTGATAACTCTGATAACTAATATCTTTATCATCTCCGGTGTCACCCGACACTGGCAACCACGTCCGTTCATCCCAACCGGGACGCATGAATCCTAGGCATGGAACGGGGTCTAGGTATATGGAGATAGCGATGAAAGTTACTTTCGTATATCGTGGCGTGTCTTACACACGAGTAGTCAAGTAGTTTGACCATAGGAGAGGTGCAATTCCTCTCTACTCAATTTGGGAAAAGCCCTCTGAGGAGGATACCTTTTACCCGTCGACGGTGGGAAAAGACCACAAAACCTGTCAGTCTCAGGTTAGACTAATTAAGACTGCAACAATTCTAACGTTAGGAACGATACAATATACCCTTAAATTTAACCATAAACAATGGCACAACAAAATACAGGTAGCTCTCAGTTAGCCCAGTTAACCCGTCCGGGTTCGCTGAATGGTGGTACTGACCCTAGAGCACTCTACCTTAAATTGTTCAGTGGAGAAATGTTTAAAGGCTTCCAACACAATGCGATAGCAAGGGATCTCGTTATGAAGAGAACTCTTAAAAATGGAAAATCTTTACAGTTCGTTTACACTGGACACACAAAAGCCGAGTTCCATACACCCGGCAACAGCATCATGGGTAACTCCGACGGAGCACCTCCAGTTGCTGAAAAAACCATAACTTGCGATGACCTATTAATCAGTTCAGCGTTCGTTTATGAGCTAGATGAAACACTAGCACACTATGAATTGAGAGGAGAAATATCTAAGAAGATTGGATATGCTCTTGCTCAGAAGTACGACAGACTTATCTTCCGTCAAATTGCGAAGGGAGCACGTCAAGCTTCTCCAGTTTCTAAAACAAACTTCGTCGAGCCCGGCGGTACACAGATCAGAGTAGGTACAGGTAACGCTACAGAAGCTTACGATGCTGCTAAATTAGTAGATGCTTTCTATGATGCTGCTGCTGCTCTTGACGAAAAAGGAGTCAGCTCTGACGGCAGAGTAGCCGTTCTAAACCCTCGTCAATACTACAGTCTTATAAACACTGTAAGTTCTGGTGTAATCACATCTGGTCTAATCAACCGTGACGCACAAGGAACAGCTTTACAGTCTGGACAAGGCGTAGTTGAGATTGCTGGTATCAAGATCTACAAGTCCATGAACATTCCGTTCTTTGGAAACTATGGTACTAAGTACGGTACTGCCTCAGCAACTAACCCCGGTATCGCAGATCCCGGAAACACAGGTTCATTCATAGGTGAAGGAGCAGAAGATGCTAGAGCTTCAGTTACTGGTATTAACGGTAACTATGGTAATGGTTCTGACTTTGCTAACTCATGTGGTTTGATCTTCCAGAAAGAAGCTGCTGGTGTTGTAGAAGCTATTGGACCACAGGTTCAGGTAACTTCTGGCGACGTTTCAGTTGTCTACCAAGGTGATGTGATCTTAGGTCGCATGGCTATGGGTGCAGACTTCTTGAATCCTGCTGCATGTGTAGAACTTATCGCTGGAGCTGCTACTGGTTCAACTGGTAACGCTGCATTCGGTACTTCATACCCTGCAAACGCTTAATTTTTATTCTTTATACGGGAGCTTCGGCTCCCTTTTTTTTATTTATGACTACTCAAATAGCAACCGATACCGAACTATCCGCAGTTAATTCTATCTTGGGTAGCATTGGTCAATCACCTGTTACTACATTAGGAACGGTGACAACAGATGCCACTAACACAGGGCAAGAAATAGCAAACACATTTGCCAACCCACAAATTGCAATGATACATGGACTTTTAATGGAAGTTACAAAAGATGTACAAAACGAAGGCTGGCATTTTAACAAAGAAGACCACGTATTAATATCTCCAGATACTAATGGTAACTACATAATTCCTACTAACTATCTTAGGTACGACGTACATGAAGGCTTGTCTGATAAAACCAAAGATGTAGTTAGAAAAGATGGAAAGTTATATGACAATGTTAATCATACATTTGTATTTACTGGAGATCATTATTTTGACATAACATACTTACTAGCTTTCAATGATGTACCTCCAGCTATACAGAGATATATAATTGCTAGAGCTTCCGTAAGAGCTGCAACACAATTAGTTTCTAATGCAGACTTAGTTAAGTTACTTCAGTTAGAGGAAGCACAAACTAAAGCAACAGCACTAGAGTACGATTGTGAACAGGGAGACCATACTTTCTTTGGCTTTCCACATGAAAGTAATTATAGACCTTACCAACCTTACAAAGCACTTATTAGATAATGGCAAACATTACACAAACTATTCCAGCGTTAACGGCTGGCATTTCACAACAACCTGACGAAAAAAAAATACCCGGTCAGGTGAAAGACATGGTGAACGCCATCCCTGACGTTACACAAGGATTATTAAAAAGACCGGCTGGAAAGTTTGTGGCATCTTTATCTGATGGTTCAAATAATTCCACAACTAACGGTAGATGGTTTCACTACTATCGTGATGAGAATGAACAATACATAGGACAGATAGCACAGAATGGTGTTATTAAAATGTGGGATTGTTTAACAGGAGCAGAAAAAACAGTTGTTAATGCAATAGGAAATAACACATATTTAACACACACAAATGATGAAGATATCCAGACATTAACTCTTAATGACTTTACTTATCTTAACAACAGATCCATCACTACAGAGATGGACACTACTACAGAACCTCTTGGAAATTTTCAGAAAGAAATTTTTATTGAGTTAAAAAGTTTGTCTTATGCAAAACAGTATGCGGTAAATGTTTTTGACGATACCAGTACCTCTACAGTTAGCACTGTTACTCGTATCAGTGTAGATTTACAAAAGTCTAGTAATAACTATTGTGATAGTAATGGTGCTATGGTTGCTAGAAACTCAAGAGCTAGTCAATCAACTAGATGTGATGAATCTGCTGGTGATGGTAGAGATGCTTTTGCTCCTAACGTAGGAACAAGAATCTTTAGTATTACAGATGGTGCTTCACTTACAGATGATGCAGTTTCTGGTTCTCATACTTACACAGTTGACGTTAAAGATTCTGGTGGTAACTCTGTTAATAGAGGAGTAAACTTATACTTTCGTATAGCTACAACTGGACAGTCAGTACCTTTTACTACTGGATCTGGTACCTCGCAAACAACTACATATCAAGCTAGATATACAACTACCCATGATTTACTACATGGTGGAGAAGGTTGGCAAGAAGGAGATAACTTTACAGTATTTATGAAAGATGCTATTTATAACATCACTGTTGATTCTATAAGTACATCCGTAGTCCAAGCTAACTTAGCTTTAGTCAGACCACAACCTACACCATTTGACACAGAAACAACTATTACTGCTGAAAGTATTCTTGGTGATATTAGAAAAGGTTTAACTGGTAGTGCTACAGCTACTACAGGTAATGGATTTACTGTTACACAAATTGGTACAGGATTACATGTAACTAGATCTGCTGTATTCAACGCCTCTACGCCCGTAGGAGAGCTGTTAAACGTTGTTGCTAGTAAAGTTAACGATGTAGGTGACTTGCCCTCTCAGTGCAAGCACGGGATGGTTGTAGAAGTTGTCAATAGTGTTGCCGAGGAAGACAACCATTACGTTAAATTTTTTGGTAATAATGATAAAGATGGTGAGGGTACATGGGAAGAATGTGCTAAGCCGGGTAGACTTATAAGACTTAAAAGATCTAAGATGCCAGTGCTTCTTATTAGAACTGCTGATGGTAATTTTAGGTTAACTGAACTTGATGGATCCACATATAGTATTGGAGGAGTAACCCAACCAGCAGTCCCTCAATGGGATGATGCAATAGTAGGTGATGATGTTACTAACCCAGAACCATCATTTATAGGTAAGAGCATAAATAAAATGTTGTTCTTTAGAAATAGATTTGGAATACTTGCTGATGAAAATATTGTAATGTCGCGTCCCGGAGACTTTACTAACTTTTTTGGTAAGTCAGCTATACAACTTGTAGCTAGTGATCCTATAGATATTTCAGCTAGTTCAGAATATCCAGCAATTTTATTTGATGGCATACAAGTAAACACAGGTTTACTTTTATTTTCCAAAAACCAACAGTTTATGCTCACTACAGATAGTGACGTATTCAGCCCAACTACAGCTAAGATTAATGCTCTTTCTACTTACAACTTTAACTTTGCAACTAACCCTATCTCTCTTGGTACTACAGTCGGCTTCTTAGATAATGCCGGTAAGTTCTCAAGGTTTTTTGAAATGACACAGATTCAAAGAGAAGGTGAACCAGAAGTACTTGAACAAAGTGCAGTAGTTTCTAGATTATTTGAAAAAGATTTAAAACTTATTTCTAATTCTAGAGAAAACTCAGTAGTCTTTTTTAGTGAAGAAGGAACATCTACCTTGTATGGTTATAGATATTTTGATAATATAAGACAACGTAAACTAGCTGCATGGTTTAGATGGACATTAACAGGTACAATTCAATACCATTGCATGCAAGACGATAACTTGTTTGTAGTAGTTAGAAATAATAACAAAGATCAACTACTTAAATATAGTATTAAGATGGATGCTAATACTTTTGCTATTGCAGAAAACAGAGTACATCTAGATCATTTGATGTCCGTAACAACAGCATCTAATACTTACAATGCTACAACAAATAAAACAACATTTCCTAAACCGACTGGTATAGAAAGTACAAGTCAAATGGCAGCTTATGATGTTGACTCAGGAACTGAATTAGGTAGATATGGTCTTATAACTATCAATGGAAGTAATTTAGAAATTGATGGAAACTGGTCTAGTCAAACATTTTTAATTGGTCATCAGTTTACTATGGAAGTTAAACTGCCTACTATTTACTATGTAACTAAAGACGGTGAATCTTTCAGATCTGATACTAGAGCATCTACTATAATACATAGAGTTAAATTTGGCTTTGGTCCTTTAGGTATATATGAAACAACTTTAAGTAGAACAGGTAGGGTTGATTATACAGAGACATTTGAGTTAACTGCTGCTGACATATATAAAGCAAACGCAGCAGGAATTATTGATGATAATATTTTAAGATCAATACCTATATATGATAGAAATATAAATGCACAACTAACGCTAAAATCAACACACCCAGCTCCAGCCACAGTCCATCACATGACATGGGAAGGAGTTTATACAAATAATAATTATCAGCGTGTCTAAATACATTCACCCAGCAACCGTAGAAGCTGCTCTTCGAGTGGCTTCTAATTTATTACCCGACGATTATCGGGAGGTAACTGAAGGTCATGGACATGACCCTTTAAATGCTCTAGTCGTAGGTTTACATAACTGCGACTCAGTGTATTTTGAAGTGCCAAATGGCGAGATAGCAGGCATGGCAGGAGTCCATAGTAATGGACAAATCTGGATGCTTTGCACCCCAGCTATCTACGAATATCCTCATACGTTTGCTAGAGAAGCAAGACGATATGTGAAGTCAAGAAAAGAAAAGTTACTGTGGAACATTGTTGACGCAAGAAACAAAGTCCATATTAAGTTACTTAGGTTTTTAGGTTTTAAATTTCTTAGAAAATTTTCCTACGGACCAAACAATTTATCCTTTATAGAATTTTGCCGTGTGTAGTCCAATAGCAATGGGTGTCGCAGCAGTGGCTCAAGGTGCTGCATCTGCGATAGGTCAAGCTGAACAAACAAAAGCAGCTAACAGAGCAGCTAAAAGAGATTACGAATACAAAAACGCTATTCGTAAAAATAGATGGATGCGAGAACTTAGCATCTATGGAACTAAAAAAGTTCAATTTGAAAAAAGTATTGATGAATCAAACATTGCAGCTCAAAGAGCTTATACTCAATCTCAAATTAATTACAATAGAATAAGAACTCAAGCACTGTTCGATCAGCAAAAAGATTTTAGAGAGATGCTTAAGTCAGAAGGTATGATTGAAGCTCAAGCAGCCGAAAGAGGAGTTAGAGGTAAAAGTGTTAGAAGACAATTAAACTTTAACTTACAAACTATGGGTATGGCTAACAGACAAAGAGCAAGAGCTTTAACAGAAACACAATATAGAATGAGAGAAGCTGATGAAGCTACAATGCGTAAACTTAAGAGTGACCAAAACAGATTGTTTAGTAAAGTAGCAATTCAACCTACACCTGATTTACCAATTCCAAAACCAGAACTACAAAATCCAAATTTTGCATTAGCGGCTGGATTAATAGGAGCAGGAATAAGTGGCATCAATACTTACTCAGAATTTAAAGCTATTAATCCGTTTGGTGGTGGTGACGATGACAGTTCTGATGACGGTTCTGGAAAAGATGATGGATCTGGAGAAGGTAAAAAATCTAACCAAAGTTACATGATGACAACTCCTGTTGATTATACTGGAGGGTCAATAAATTATTATGGATTTTAACAATGACTAGCTCATATGATTTCCAAGGTGGTACCTACGATCCAGTTGAACAGACTAATCTAGTACCAGAAATGGAAGCTGACTATGCTAACATAGAACGGTCAGAAAACGAGTTCTTCCAATCTCTTAGAGAAAATGATAGAAGAATAACCGATGCAGCCGGTAAGAATTTAGCTGCATTATCTGGTTTATCAGGTAAAGTAGGTGATTTATTACAAATAAAAAATAAAAAATATAGAGAAGAAGAGGAAGCTAGAGGTGTTATGCTTGCCATGGAACGTGGTGCAAGTCCTGAACTAATAGCTAAGTTTAGAGGAGAAGAAAAAGCTTTATTTGATGGACATGTAAAAACTACTGAATTTGCACATAACTACGAAAACTCTACAGGAGACTTTGTAGGTGGTGAAGAATTTAAAAAATTATCTGGTTATGCTCAATATGCTTTTGCTAAAAGATATGCAAAAGACGAAGCTAAAAAATGGCAACAATATAAATATGATGCTCAACAAACTACGACAGTAAAGATTAACCGAAATGGTGAGCTTGTAGAGATTAAGTATGATGACGCTCAAAACCAAGCAGAACAAGATGCTATTAATGCAAAAATCAAATTTAATTTTGGTAAAAGATTTAATGGTATGAATGATGTTTTGATAGCTGATGTTGTCAAACCAGAAATAGATAAAGTAGACGAATCAGATAGACAAGAAGCTAATAGAAAAAGACAAGAGGCTGTTCTTCAAGCAAGAAAAGATGACGAAGAGTTTGACATAGAAACTAATTTTGTCACTGCTGACCCTGCTAGAGGTAGTCAGTATGCTCTTGACTGGGTAGAAGAACATAGATTTCAATATGGTGGTAGAGCTGGTGCAAGAACTGCATTTGCAGATCACCTAGAAAAATTAGTTAAAGAAGGCAGAATATCTTTAGGAGAAGCTCAATCTATTGTTGGACATGAATTTAAAGGTAATGATGGTTCTATTAAGAGTCTTACTTCTTGGACACAATGGAGAGATTTAGATGGTCGACTATTAGATGCTCATAGTGATGCTATGAATCTAGAAGAAGAACGACAAGAAGCAGAGATCGACGGTTTAGTAGAACAGTTAAAATCATCAGACGACTACACTTTAGAACAAAAGCTACAAATAGCTGACAAGTTTAAAGAGAATTATGGTTATGTTCCTGAAAAAGTTAGCAATCTATTAGCTGAATACGAAGATGATGATGCTGCTAAAATCCGATTAAACACTGCTAGAGCTGCGAATGGTGGTATTCTATTTGACTATCAACTAAATAATGTCAGCCCAACTATAAAAAATGCTTACTCAAGTTATGTAAAAGCTGGAGGAGCATTAGAATTAGGTACAGCAGAATCTAAAGAGGCTGATGAATATGTACAAATTTACACAAACGAAATCCTAGAAACAGATTTAGGTGAGTCAGATGCTAAAACACTTAGATGGAAAAACTTAAACATTGGTTTAAAAGCTACATACAATACTGCATACGCTACAGCTATTAAAGAAGGGTTCCAGCCCAGTGCTGCACATAAAGCAGGATTGCAAGCATTAAATGATGTTCAAGCTAAACCGGGTGTGTATAAAAAAATGTTTAGCAGAAATCTAGCTATGGACGAGTTAGATATTTCAAGAAAAACAAACACTATTACAGCAAAAACTCAGGGTGCCGGTGGAGGTTGGAAAACATCTCGTCTCGCAGCCGATACTAAAGATGAACAAGATTTAATTAAATGGACAAAAAGTTCAATGTCTATAGAGGACATACCAGAATACTATCGCAACCTTGCTTCTCAACTAAAAGTAAATCCATTAGCTTTAGCTAAATCACAAGCTAAACAAATGAATTTAGATATAGATGATGAGGTTGATGAAAGTAAATATGGTTCTAATAATAAACTTATTCAAAATTTAGTATTTTACAAATCGTCCAAATCTCGTGCGTTTAGAGCTGAGGTTCTAACAAACGAAGAAAAGTCAGGAGAAAAAGCAAATGCTAAAACTTCTGTGTTTAACAAAAAAGCAACAATGATGCCGGGTGTGTAACTGAGGTTTACACCTTTAATCATGGTGCTATTACCAAGGTAATTTAATGACAAACAGTTATGACCCCTTCATGGAGGTTACTGTAGATAATCCAAACGCTTTGACTAAAGCGGAAGCTGAACAGGAAAGAGAACTAGCTTTAGAGCTTGAAGCAGACAGAACACAACTTGATGCAAACAGAGTAGCCGAACAAGAAGAACGTAAAGCTACACAGGCACAAGCCGCAGCGGAAGTCGAAGACCCTAGAAATAAAAAGAAATGGGGAGTTGGAGAAGTTATAAAAGAAACTACTTCAGCTATCGGCGGTGGATTACAAGATACAGCATCTTCCTTAATCACAGCTCCAGAAAGAATTATTGATTTCTTTACTGGAGAAATGGAAAGAGAGAATAAAGCAGGAGGATATAAACCAGAGTGGGACGATTTTTTTGTAAATGATGAAAACCCTATAGAAACAAAAACATGGTGGGGAGGACTTATTAGAGGTCTGACACACTTTGGAACTTTAGCTGCTGTACCTCTTCCCGGTGGTGCATTAGTCAAAGGACTAACTGGCTCTAGTAAAGCGGCAAGAGCTGCTGGATTAGTTAAGGCTGGTATAGGAAAAGGTCAAGTGCCCAGAGCGGCAGTTGCTAAAGCTGCTACGGCAGCTCGTGCAGCTAGAATAGCTACGCAAAAAACTAAAGTAATTCCTTCGTTTAAAGTGTTAGGTGCAAAAGTTCCTGCACTTACTGGACGTCAATTAATTAAGTCAGCAGCAGTTGGTGCTAAGGCTGACGCTTTATCAGTATATTCACAACAAGAAAACGCACTACAATTACTTAGAGATAGATATGGTTGGATGGATACACCACTAACAACTAACGACTACGATCATCCATTAATGAAAACTATGAAAAACATAGTAGAAGGAATGGGTATTGGTATAGTTGCTGACGGTGTACTACACGCTATGATGGGTGGTGCTAGAGGTGCTGGTAAGGCATTGTTAACAGCAACCGATGGTAAAAAAACAGTTGTACCAGAAAAAGAAATAATTACAGCTAGACAAGATAGTGTTAACTCTCAGATAATTGAACAAGGTAAAACACAAAAGAAAGAACCCGGATTTAGAGGTGCTAAAAATAAACCAGTAGCTGACCCTACTCAAGGTAATGCTACATCTAATGGTCAAGCTTACGAAGTAAGAAAACAAAAGAAAAGAATGCAAGAAGAATATGGAGCTGAAGATGGTTCTATGGACTCACTTGTAACTAACACTGCATTAGATAACATGGGTAAAGATGCAGGCATGGCAAGAAAGGAACTAATTAAAGTTGCTAAGTCTTTTATGTCTGATGCTAGAATCCAAAAAGAAATAGCAGCAGCTAAAAAAGCTAGACAACCATTAGAAGAATACTGGGCTGATACTGTAGTACTTGCAAAAGAAATACATGAAGGTAGGAATACTTCTGATTTAACACCTAAACAATTCTGGAAAGCACTACACCAACGTACTATTACTAGAAAGAATAAAAAAACTAAAAGTACAATTACAATTATTGACCCACAAATGACTGCCGCTGCCGATATGGTCATAGGTTCTCTGTTTAGAGAAATAAGAGATATGGGTGTATTAGGTAGAGAGGTAGGAGATCTATATGACTTAGGTGATATTGATGGTCCAGCTCAGCATTTGTTTGAAAAAATTGTAGCTGGTTTGACTTTAACAAAGCAATCCAGAATGGAAAGCTCACAGATATTAAGAGAGTTTGGTGCAGGAAAAATAGGTAAAAGAGCTGCTACAAAAAATATTGACCAAGCTGTAAATCAGCAAGTAGGTGAATCTATTGAAGCATTCAAGCTTGCTATGAAATTAGCAGGAGAGTCTGAAAATGATGATTTATTTAAAGCAATATTTGAAGCAGTTTCTATGTCTAAAACTGTGCAAAATGTAGAAGACTTTGATGCTTTTATGAGAGCAAAGATGAGAGGTGGTGAACTAAATGGTTCAAAAGACACTGGTTTATTAATTAAAGAACTTGAAGGAGTTATGATTAATAGTGTATTGTCTGGACCTAAAACACCAGTTCGAGCAATAATGGGTACATCTAGTGCAACATTCTTACGTCCTATGTCTATGGCAATAGGAGCAGGATTACGTGGAGATGGTCAAACATTACGTGCTTCTCTTTCTTCATTAAATGCAATGCGTCAGGCAATACCAGAATCTTTCCAATTATTTAGAGAAAGACTTAATTCTTATTGGTCTGGTGATATAACTACTGTAAGAAGTAGATTTGCAGAAACAACTAGAGGTGACGAACAGTGGAATATGTTTGGTCATTGGGCAGAAACTAGAGGTACTACAGCAGATAAAGCTGTATATCGTATGGCTAACTTAGCAAGATCTGCTAATGATAATAAGTTTCTTACTTACTCTACAAAACTAATGGCAGCTACTGATGATGCTTTTGGTTATATATTAGGTAGAGCAAGATTAAGAGAAAAAGCAATGTTCAAAGCTATGGGCGATGCTAATACTGGAGACTTTACAAACATTGACGCTAAACTTTTACGTAAGTATGAAGATGAATTTACATCAACTGTATTTGATGCAGAGGGTAATCTAGTTGACGAAGCTGCAAAGTTTGCAAAGAAAGAAGCAACATTAACTCAAGACTTAAATGGTTTTGCAAAAGGATTAGAAGAAGTGTTTAATAAAACACCATGGGCTAAACCTTTCTTTTTGTTTGCTAGAACTGGAGTAAACGGACTAACTTTAACTGCTAAGCATACTCCCGGATTTAACTTTCTTGTTAAAGAATGGAATGATATTGCATTTACACAAGTTGGTGGTGACTTAACACCTCTTGCTAAGTATGGAATAGAGACCCCCCAAGATTTAGTAAACGCAAAAGCCTTGCAAGCAGGGCGATTAGCACTTGGTTCTACAGCTATATTTATGGCTGGTCAAAAGTTTTTAGGTGGAGAGTTACATGGTAATGGACCTACTGATAGAACTAAAAGACAAACATGGTTAGATGCTGGATGGAAACCAAGATCTATTAAGATTGGAGATACATGGGTTAGCTATGATGCTTTTGAACCTTTTAACCAAATACTTGCAATCGTTGGTGATATTGGAGACCACATGGAACTTATGGGTGAAGAGTGGGCTGAAGATCATCTTCTTAAATTAGGTTTAGTTATTGGTCAAGGTATTACAAGTAAGTCTTATTTAGCTGGATTACAGCAATTTGTAGATTTATTTGCAGGACAACCCGGACAAGCAAATAGAATCTTAGCTTCATTAATGAATAATACACTACCTTTATCAAGTCTTAGAAATGAAATGGGTAAAGTATTAACACCATATACAAGAGAGTTAGGTTCTGACATAGCTAGTTCTATTAGAAATAGAAACTTAATAACTGAAAAATTAGCTTCTAATCAACTTCCTATTAAATATGATATGTTAACTGGACAACCTATTAAAGATCACGATTTTGTAACTCGTATGTTTAATGCGTTTTCTCCTGTTCAATTAAATATGGATTATAGTCCCGGACGACAAATGTTATTTGATAGTGGATATGATTTAAGACAATCTACATATTATGGACCAGATGGTACAAATTTAACTAATAATCCTAGAGTTAGATCATTGTTTCAAAAAGCTATAGGAGATCAAAAGATTTTACTACAGCTAGACAGATTAGCTAATGACCCGGGTATTCAAGAATCGATAGCCTTAATGCATTATAAACGTAATAAAGGTGAAAGAGACACTGAACCTAAAGATTTTGCTCATTATAAAGTTATTGCTAAAATATTTAATACAGCTAAAACTAGAGCATGGGCAAAAATTAAAAGTGAACCAGAGGTTTTAAAGTTAATACAAGAAGAACAGAAACAAAAAGTTAAAGGTGTTAACAATAGAAAAGAAAGTATAGAAGCTTTAATAAATATAGATAAATAATCCACCGCCAAACAATTAAATTAAAATGGCAATTACATACACCGACAATGGTGGAGGTGCACCTAATGGTTCTGATTTAGAATTTACTTACACCTTCCCTGTCCTACAAACTGAAGACGTTAAAGTTGCACTGAATAACGTGGTGCAAGCGACAACTAAATATACTGTTGACAATGTCAGCAACCCTACTCATATAGAATTTAACAACACAAGTGTTGATAGTACTTTACAAGAAAGTTCAGGTGCACCTAAAACTGGTGTAACTGTAAGAGTGTTTAGACAAACAACTGTTGGTAAAACAAGTGGTGATGATGACCCTAAAGCTATATATGCTTCTGGTTCTTCTATCCGTGCTGTTGATCTAAACGCTAACCAAGAACAAGCATTATATGCAATACATGAGTTACAAGACCAACCAATAACAAATGCTGATTTAGGTGATGGTTCTGTAACTACAGCTAAGATAGCCGATGCTGGTGTAACTACAGCTAAGATAGCCGACGCTAATGTTACGACAGACAAAATATCTGACAATGCTGTGACAATGGCAAAGTTAGCTGGAGGCACATTACCTACAGATATAACTGTAGCAAGTGCTAACATTACAGATCTTACAGTAGCAACAGCGGACCTAGCAAATGATGCAGTTACAGGAGCAAAGATAGCAGATGACTCTATTAATTCAGAGCATTATGTTGATGGTTCTATTGATACTGCTCACATAGCAGACAGTCAAGTTACTGGAGCAAAAATAGCTAGTACAACTATTACAGACGGCAAACTAGCATCCAACTCTGTTACATCATCTAAGATTACAGATGCAAACGTAACAACAGTCAAAATAGCTGACAGCAATGTAACACTTGCTAAGTTAGCTAGTGACTTAAAACAAACAACTATATCTGATAGTGATACTCAATTACCTACATCAGGAGCTGTTGTCGATTATGTAGCTGCACAATTAGAACCTTTTGGTGGTTTTGAAGCTATAGCTAACGAAGTATCATTTCCTAACACACAACCAGTATCGGGTGTCGCTATTTCTATAGCAGACGCAGCGGGTATTGTAGTAAGTGCTAGTGGTAGTAGTACAACAGGTAGAACCGTAGGTGGATCTACAGTAACTATAAACAATATACCATCTAATTTTCACAGCTCAACTGTGACTACAGGTGTACGTTTTATTGTAACTTCTACAGGATCTGGACAGGTATATAATTACCATAAAGCTACACTTGCAGAAAGTGACCTTGTAGGTCTTAGTGGACAGATAAATGATTTTTCAGAAAGATATAGAGTAGGTTCGTCAAACCCTTCAAGTAATAACGACGCTGGTGATTTATTCTTTAATACTGGCACAAATAAATTACTTGTATATAATAGTTCAACCAGTGCGTTTGAAGAAACACAGTCAGTTGGACAATTCTTTATAAATACAATATCTAGTTCATCAGCAACTGGTGGAGGCAGTGCAACATTTAATGGATCAGCTTATAGATTTACACTTAGCAATGCAGGCACAGTTGCCGAGCAGCACATTGTTTCTATTAATGGAGTCATTCAGAAACCTAACACAGGAACCAGTCAGCCAAGTGAAGGCTTTGCTCTCGACGGTGGGGATATTATATTTTCTTCCGCTCCTGCTAGTGGTGTTGATTTCTTCATCATTACAATCGGATCAACAGTAAACTTAAATACTCCTAGTGCAGGAACAGTAACAACATCAACTATTGCTAGTGGTGCAGTTACAACAGCAAAAATTGCAGATGATGCAGTTGACGCTACAAAGCTTGCCAACTCTATAAATACAGAAATAGCAGCCAACACAGCTAAAGTAACTAACGCTACGCACACAGGAGAGGTTACAGGTAGCACAACTTTGACTATTTCAAGCGATGTAGTAGACGAAGACAATCTTAAAGTATCTAACTCTCCGGTAAATGGATACTTCTTATCCGCACAATCTGGTAACACAGGTGGTTTAACTTGGGCTGCTGTTCCTAACCCAGACTTAACTAATTTAAGTGCAAGTAACTTAACATCTGGAACAATACCTGATGCAAGATTTCCTAGTGCATTACCAGCTTTAGACGGATCAAACCTTACAGGTTTAGCATCAACAGTAGCTGACGGATGTATTTATGAAAACGCACAGACTATATCTAGCAACTACACAATTTCAACAAACAAAAACGCTCTTAGTGCGGGTCCGATCACTATAGCAAACGGCGTTACATTGACAATACCTAGTGGTAGTGTTTACACAATAGTATAATTATGGCAATACAAATTAATGGTAATGGTACTATCACAGGAATTTCTGTTGGTGGTTTACCCGACGGTATAGTAGATACCGATATGATCGCAAATAGTGCGGTTACTACAGCTAAATCAAGCGGTTTAGGAACAAGCACAAGAACAGTAGGAAGTGCAATTACATTGTCAAATCAATCTAATGTTGATTTTACAGGTTTTGGAACGATAAAAAGATTTGATATTATGCTTAATGCTGTATCTTGTTCTAATAGTACAAACTGGGGTATAAAAATAGGCACAGGTGGTAGCGTTGATTCAAGTGGATATAGAGTTCAATGTGGTTATTTATTATCCAATAGCAATATTGCTGACGCTAATTCTGGAGGATTTTTTACTAAAGGATTAGCAGATTCAAATTATTCTAATAATGGAATTTTTCGTTTTGTTAATGTACACCATCAAACAGGTTCAAAATGGTATTGTGACGCAATTATAACAGAATATTCCACAACAAATTATACTTTCTACGTAAAGGGTTATAGAACTTTATCAGGAGCATTAGATATTATAAGAGTTTTACCGATAGCTGGAACTTTTGATTCTGGCGAACTTCGACTTGTTACTTATTCGGATTAATTATGAGCATAAAATTAAAACATTCGGGTGGTAACAGCGTATCGCTTAACCCACCTACATCCGCACCTACATCTAGTGACGTAGCTTTTAAGTTACCTAATGCTGATGGTAGTGCAAACCAACTTTTAAAAACAGATGGTTCTGGTAATCTTGGATGGGCTACAGATCAAGGTGGTCAAATTCTTCAAGTTAAACAAACTCTTATAACATCAGTAACTACAACTTCAATGTCTACTGAAAACCAAGTATATGACCTTACTGACTTTTTTGTAAATATTACATCAACTGCTTTAAATTCTAGATTTCTTGTATCTGCATTAATTGGTGGTGAAGCTAACGTAGCCGACAATGATGTATTTTTTATTTTAAGAAGAGAAATAGGAGGTAGCAATACTGAAATTGCAGTTGGACCAGCAGGCAGCTCAGGACAAAGACAAGCTACTAGACAAATGAATCAAGGTATTGATGGTAGTAACAACGACTCAACACCGAGTAGTAATAGTATTCCTCCTTTTTTAGATTCTCCAAATCAAGCAGCCGGTACAACAATAAAATATAAAGTTAGTTCTGTTTGTACTCTGCATGCCAATGTAAATTTCTATCTCAGTAGAAGTCATAACGATAGTTCTGGTCGTTGGCACGAAAGATTAGCGAGTTACATAACAGTACAAGAGGTAGCAGCATGAGCAGAATTTTAGTCGATCAAGTACGATCAAACAGTGCGTCAGGAGACGCTATAACATTAGATAGCAGCGGTAAGTGTGCTATCAATGCAACAACAATTAACAGCTTAACTTTTCCTACATCAGATGGTTCAGCTAATCAAGTTATCAAAACAGATGGATCTGGTGCTCTTTCATTTGTAGCTCAACCTTCTGGTGGAATATCAATGGCAGAAATTTGGAGAGTTCCTACTGCATATTCAACTAGTGGTGGTAATACTGTATATCCTACGACTTGGGAGAGAGACGATACTGCTCTAGCCGGTAATATTGGTTCTAGTGGAATGTCACAAAGTGGTGGTGTCTGGACGTTTCCTTCAACAGGTATATATTATATTCAATGGCAAGGATATGGATATGGTGGTGCTAATAGTAATGTTTCTTTGTTTGCTCATGGCATATATGCAACTGGCAATAATAGTTCTTATTCTCAAATTTCAATAAATTACGTTAATTTTGGAGCTCCACATTTTTGGAACTACGGTTGGGGGTCAACTCAAGCAATTATAGATGTAACAGATATATCTAATGTCAAAGCTAAACTATCAAATTATAGTGCAGATCCTATGACTTGGGAAGTTGGTAGTACCACAAATTATAATTCTGCCATATTTTTGAAATTAGGAGATACATAAAATGGGAAGACCCGATAACATAGAAAATTATCTTTCAACTGTTAAAGACGGTACATGGTTTGGTTTTACTGATTATAAAAACAAAACTTATGAAAATCTTATAATTAATGACGGCAGTATAAAGCCAACAGAAAAAGAATGTACTGACGGATTAGCAGCTTTACAGGCAACTTGGGATTTAGAAAATAATAGTTACAAATCTCAAAGAAGAGCCGAATACCCTAACGTGGTCGATCAGTTAGATGACATATACCATAATGGTATAGATGCTTGGAAAGCTACTATTAAAGCAATCAAAGACAAATATCCTAAACCATAATGGCATTAACACAAGTAAGCACCGGCGGTATAAAAGACGGTCAGATAAATACAGTTGATCTGGCAGATGCTCAAATTACAGCCGCTAAACTACATGCCGATGCTCTAGATCGCACCTATACACTAGGAGCAGATGGTAGTAGCCACTATACATTTACAGGAGAAGGTTTAACTGGTGCAGTCAATGACCCTACCTTGTATCTTGTACGTGGTAAAACATATAGATTTGTAAACGGTAATAGTGGTGGAGCACACCCGTTTCGTATACAAACAACAGTCAATGGCTCGGCTGGTACAGAGTACAACACAGGAGTCACAAATAACGGAGGAGCTGGTGGATCTACAATAATATTTGAAGTACCACATTCAGCTCCAGATCGCTTGTACTACCAATGTACAGCTCATGGTTCTATGGGTGGTATATTTGAAATAGTAGGAGCTACAGCCGATTTAGGTATAACTACAGCTAAACTTGCAAACGAAGCTGTAAACGAATCTAAATTACACGTTAGTAACGCACCACAAAACGGTTACTTCTTATCAGCACAAGCTGGAGATGCAGGCGGTATGAGGTGGGCACAAGCTTCCTCTCCAGAAGTGTATGGTTTTAATACCAACTCAAGCGGAAACTTAATAGTCACTACTACAAACGGTGGTGCAGATAATATTGCAAGTGCAGCGTTTGATGCGTTTGATGATGTTATTTTCGCAGCTACAGGATTTACATTTTCTGTAAATGCAAACGGTAAACTAATCGCAACAATTTAAAATGGCAACTATTGATTTAGGAAAAATCAAACAGGTCTGGCGAGGTACTTACAACAACGGAACAGCTTATACAGTTGACGATTTAGTTGAGTACACAGACACTGGAATAACATCTACGTATATATGCGTAGCAAACTCAACAGGTAATGCACCTTCGAGTGGTGGTTCAGCACACGCAAGCTGGAACTACATGGCAAAAGGTGTAGCAGACCCTATACCAAGTCAATCTGGTAACTCAGGTAAAATTTTAGAAACCAATGGTTCAGCATTGTCATTTGTAAACAAACCAGAAGGTATAGCAGAACATGATCAATGGAGACTTACAAATGGCGAAACAATGTCTGCACATCAAGGTTATAACTGGGGTAATGCTAACCTTATACTTGATAATTATTGGGAAAGAAATGATAATAATTTTGACAAGATAGGTACAGGAATGACTGAATCTAGTGGTGTATTTACTTTCCCTTCAACTGGAATATACAATGTTAGGTATACTCTTGGTGGTCGTTCAAATAACCAAGACTCTCAATGGATTGCTATGTTTGTTGGACTTTCAACTGATAGTGGTAGTAATTGGTCACATGTAGCTATTGCAGAAGGTGCAGGCATACAAAATAGTGGAGCATGGTATAACTGGCATAACTGTTGTGAGGTAACGATTGATGTTACTAATGCAAGTACATTTAGAATGAGATTTGAAATAGAACCTCATCAAAATATTACTCTTATGGGTTTAACAGCAGCACAAAGAACAGGTTTTACTGTTACAAAATTAGGAGACACTTAAATGAAATACGACAAATACGCAGCATTAGATTCTTTAAAACCTACAAGCGGATGGCGTTGGAAAGACGGAGAAGTTTATTCTGATCTTAGATGGCTTAGTTCTGATACAAAACCAACTGAAGCTGAAATAGATGCAGAGGTTACAAGATTAACTAATGCAGAACCTATGAAACTTCTTAGAGCGGAAAGAGATGCAAAACTAGCAGCCTGTGATTGGCGAGCTAGTTCTGATTTGACACTTGCAGATTCTTGGAAAACATATAGACAAGCATTAAGAGATTTACCAGCTAGTGCAACGCCAAAAGTTGATTCTAAAGGTGACTTAGATATGTCATCAGTTACTTTTCCAACAGAACCTAGTTAATTTATGAACATTGAAGTTATTGATAATTTTTTACCAAACAACATTTTCTATCCATTTGCATCTTCATGTATGAAAAATGCTATGTATAAACCATTTGATTATACTGCAAACGAAGAAGAAGCAGATGGTAGTATTTCATTGTTTGGGCAAAAATTAAAAAAGAATACAAATTTTGCAGAAATACAATTTCAAGCATTAATATATTTAAAAACACAAAACGAAAATTATGAATCAGATTTTTGGTTAAGTAATTTAGATGTTTTTAAAAACCTTAAAAACTTGTTGAATGTTGAAAGTTGGGTGCAATTAAGAGCTAACTGTACTACTGGTCAGCCTACACAACACGTTGGTGGTTATCATGTTGATTTTGTATTTCCTAATTCTAAAAATTATAAAACTTGTATTTTATACTTAAATAGCAACAATGGTGGAACTATAGTTCAAGATACTGATACATTAATTAAATCTGAAAAAAATAGATTACTTAAATTTCCTACTTCAACAATGCATGCAGGCGTATGGGCTACTGATGCAAAGCTTCGTTTTGTATTAAACATGACTTATATAGAAAATGAAAACAGGTATAGAAAAATTTAAAAATGTTATAAATTCTGAAACTTGTGATTTATTAATTAATTATTTAGAAAATAACCTAGATGATGCTGTTGATCTTACACACAGCTATGGTCAAAATGTTCTTGGTAAAGAAATTATATTACAACAACGTACAGAATTAAATGATCTTGTTCATAAAAGTATTAAACAAGTGGTAAGTTTATATGCAGACAAGTATGATCGTTTTCGTGAAACTGGTGTACTACCTTTACAGCTTAGAAAAATAACAGGTAATACTAAAGAACATATAGATAACTTAGGTGTAGATCGTA